TGCTGAATACAGATCAGCGTATACAAAATTACGCAGTATCAATCCATCTAGTTCAAGAGCATCTATTACAGACGCTCAGGTTAAAACCTTAATGAAAAAGATGGCTCAATAATTAATTGTCATATTAAAGGAGAAATATAATGGCAGCAGGAACAACAAGTGCGAGTGTTCAGCAGTTATACACAGATATTTTAGCAGATCTAGTACCATATTACATGGATGCAGTATTGCTACCTAATCAAAGTATAATTAGGAACTCGCTAACAGTAGCAGGAAGCAGTGGATCACAAGTCCGTTTCCCAATTACAAACACATATTCTAACGCAGTTGACGTAAGTGAAGGCGGGGATATTAGACAAACAGCAGGTGCTCAATCTAACTTAACACCTGTACATGCGAACGTAGTATTCCAGAAACGAGGAATTGCTACAGACGTATCAGAAGAATCACTAGAAGATGGTGGTATCGACTTAGTAAGAAACGCAGTACTCACAAGGTTATCAGGCGGACTTGCTCAAGCAACAGATACAGCAGGTTTACTAGTAGGTAAAACAGGTTTCTCAACTCACGCAGATACAGGTGAAGGCGACACAACATCAGGTTCAGTATTGAACTATGTTATGTCTCCAGAAGCACTTGCTTTTGCGGCGAAAAGAGAACCTTCAGTAAGAATGTGGTATAACCCTAACTTAGACACTCATGAAATGAGAGGAACAGTTAGAAACGGTTTTGCAACATTACAAGCAGGATTTGGTCAAAAGATTTCATCAAACGCATCAATCGGCACCGCTACAGCAAACGTAGTAGCAATTGCTAAAGGTGTTGCAAATCTAAGATCATCAAATGCTCCTACTGGATTAGACGGTACATATATAGGAATTATATCTCCTGCTATGGAATTCGCGATTAACTCGCAAATTGCACTGGCTGGTGGTACAACTATTGCTTCACTAAGTGATCTAGGTAACAATGCATTAAGGGACGCAAGTCTAGCCTTAATCGCTGGTACTAGACTGTTTAGAAGTAATAATCTTCCAAATAACGCCTAATTAGGGGATATATTCATGGCATTTATAACAAACGCAGGTGGTACAGTAATTTCATTTGCTGAAAACACTGACTTAAGACAGAAAGATCAAAAGTTCTTTGAGAGTAATAATATCAAGATTCCAGCGGAGTCCGGATTTATAACAGTTGAAGAGTATTTTGAAGACTTAACTGGCAAAGCAACCGACCGTATCTTGCTTAAATTAAAAGCAAGTACATGGTGGCAGAGTTATAATGCTTATGTAGGCACGCCAATCAGTAACTTGAATGCTTTACCAAATGTTAACCCGAATCGAATAGATCCGAGTAACAAATTAGGTAGACAACAACAATTTACTGACATGTGTGTTTATTATACATTTTCTCAGTTCCTATTCCCTTTAGTTGCCGATTTCGGTAACCCTGAAAGTGAAGAAGTATCTAAAATTAATTACTATGACGCAAAATATAACGATTTGTTTAACGAATTGATATCAATTGCAGACTGGTATGATGCAGATGGCGACGGAACTGTGGAAGAAAATGAAAAAGCAGTATCATATATGCGTACAAGACGTTCTAGAAGCAGACGAAGTGTCGTCCCAATAAGGTAATAATATGAGTATTAGAGATAATTTAATAACACAAATTACTACCAATATTGCGGCACATTCCAATGTTTCAATTAGTCAGGAACTGCCATTCGATCAGAGTGGCGTTCCTTTATATAATAAGAACATGAGTACCATATACGTAGATGAGCAAGAAATAGAAGTAGAACAGTTATACAGAACCCTGGATCAGGGCAATGTTAACCAGACTACAACTACAGTAAATGCTTATTTAAGTGTAGATGCAAAAAATGAATATAGTGATATTAACACCGTTATTTCTAATCTGTTAATTGCAAGGAACGTAGTCACAAATGTTACAGAAAGTAACAGTGATTATGAAACAGAAATAACAGATGACAGAATAACATATACTTTCGAGTATAACTTTACAACCATATAGGAGAAAATTATGGCAGTAATAAACGTAACAGGCGGTGATGTAGCAATCCTCTCTTTAGGAAATAGTTCAACTCTGGCAGAACCAGATAACGCGGCAGTATTCCAAATACCTCTTTTACAAGATGTATCGGTTTCAACCGCTCCTGGAACTGTTAGATATTCAACATTAGATAGTACATCAAGTAGTGCTTTCACAACAGTTGTAGAAAATGAAATCACATTTAACATGTTGTTAGATGATGATGCATTCTTTGGCAATGCAGGAGTAACTAATAACTCAGTTGCAACTAACGGATTGTGGAGTACTTCAAATAGTAAAACAGAGGTGTTCTTTAGCATTTCGTTTGAAGGTGATACAGCGGCTAGTGGTGGATACTATTTAGAAGGAAAAGGATTCATTGGCGGATTAGCCCCATCGGCATCGATCGACGGTGCGGTTTGGCTAAGTCCTGGATCAATAATTGTAAATGGTCCTCTAACTAAGCAAACATTATAGTCTATATAATAATAATTGCCCTGCTTTTGCGGGGCAGTTACTTTAGGAGAATTTATGATACATAAATGGATGAGAAATTATGATATAAATGGTGTTTGGACAAAATCACAACGTAAAATAAACGTTGATGGTGTTGAACATGATTTAGACGAATATGCAAAACAACATGGTATAGATTTGCCAGACAGTAAGAAATCTAAAAAACAGATAAATACAGATATAGAGGAAAAACATGAAGATATGGAGCAATCACTCGATTCCGGAGATATTGAAATCAATGGAGATGGAGATAGCGAAAGCACAGAATGAAATAAAATGTGCTAAAGCAGATGTTGAAAAAGCATCAAACAGAATGGCATTCGTAAGTAGTGCTATACAACATTTAAATAATAGAGATATAAAGGAATAAAGATATGAAATTAAAAGAATTAGCAACAAAACCACAATTAACTAAAATTGTATTGGAAGATGAAGACATTATCAAAGAATACAATGAACCATTAGAATTTTACGTTTACGATAAGCAACCATTAGCAGATTTCGTAAAATTTTCAGTAACAAGCCAAGAAGATCAAAATTATGCAGAAATGATAGATTTTTGTAGTGATATGATTTTGGATGAAACAGGTGAAAAGATAATGACTGAAGGACAATTGTTACCAAACAGTATTTTAGTTAAGTGTGTTAATGAAGTAGTTAAACAACTGGGAAAGTAACAGGCAGTACTGTAGACGAAAAGGCACCTGAAACACAAACAGCATTAATGATTGATGCACTTGGTGAAAGATATGGCAAATTACCAAGTGAAGTGTTAGATAAGGGCAGTACGTTTGATTTACAAGTATACGACATTGCGGTGTCTTACAGGAACTGGTTAGAAAAGAAAGCCACAAGTAAAGACCCTAAAGACTTATACGATCCTAATGATTTAGATAAAATGATGCAGGATTTTAAAGACAACAGAAATGGCTAAAGGAATTAAATTAAATCAACAAGATTTAAAACGACTAGAAAAAGATATAGATAAGGCTATAACAGATTCTATGCAGGATACATTTAAGTACTACATAAAGGAAACACCAGTAAAAGGTGGTAATGCTAGAAGAAGAACAAAATTTAACAAAAATCGTAACAGTATAAATTCTAATTACGATTACGCAGGTAGGTTAGACAGTGGTTGGAGTAAACAAGCACCAAAAGGATTTACTAAACCTTCTTTGAATTTCTTAGAGAAACAAATTACAAAGAATTTTAGGAAAATATAGGAGTAACAATGGCAGATATAAGAGCGTCATTACAGTTAGATACAAGAAAGGCAGAAAAGAGCGTAGACCGATTAGGTACGGCTATAAAGGCATTAGCCAGTGCGGCCGCTATAAAAGCCACATTGGATTTAGCAAACGTATTCCAAAACCTAAACAACAGATTACTCGCTGTTACGGCAAGTAGTGATGCATATAACCAAGCACAAAAAGACGTTGCCAGTATAGCACAAAGTACAAGAAGTTCATTAGCCGCAACAGGTGACCTATATGCGTCTCTAACCATCGCTTCAGAAGACTTAGGACTTAAACAAAGCCAAGTAGCAACTATTACAGAAACATTTTCCAAAACCTTAAAGATATCTGGTGCTGAAACAGGTGCCGCCGCAGGTGCCATGGTACAGTTCGGACAAGCATTAGCATCAGGTGTGTTACGTGGTGATGAATTTAACAGCATTAATGAAACAAACAGTAAGTTCATGGGTGAATTTGCTAAGATACTGGGTGTGACACGTGGTGAATTGCGTAAATTAGCAGAAGAAGGTGTTTTAACAGCAGATCTTATGGCTGATGCTACACAGATAATGGCATTACAGGTAGAAGAAGATTTTGGTAAAACAAATGCTACTATAAGTGAAGCATTTGGTCAAATACAGAATGCCATAACTGGATTATTAGGTAAAGTCAATGAAGAAACAGGTGCATTTGATGGTTTAAGTGCCGCCTTAATTGCAGTTGCTGATGCCATAAACGGTATTAGTACTAGTGATTTATTTAAAGGCTTAGAAAATTTAGTATACATTGGTGGAATATTATTATCAGTATTTGGTGTTGGTAAAATGCTTAAAGTATTAGGTAGTGTGCAAAAACAATTTATATCTTTAGGAATCCACACTACAAAGTCAGGCAAACAATTAACAGCATTTGGAATGATTGTACGAAATGCCAAGAGTGCTCTTACAGGTTTAATAGGTGTTGTAACTTTAGGTTTTAAAGGACGCAATGCAGGTGGATTTTTTGGAGCCTTAGGAAAGGTTGTAGCAAACGTAGGAAGAATTTTCGTAAGATTACTAGGACCTATAGGTGCTGTAGTTGGTGGATTAGAACTACTGAGCTTTGCAAGTAGAAAATTAGGCGGTCCTGACTTTATGGCTGGTCCGCGAGAAGCAATTAAAGGCTTTACTAAAGATTTATTAGGATTTAATCAAGAGCTTGATAAGACTGTTACAGATCCCATAGATATAGAAGCTGAATATAATGATTTAACTGACAATGACACATTATTTGACGGTGGTGGTGTAGACGCAGAAACAAAAGCATTACAAGATAGATTAGCATTAAAACGAAAGGAAGAAGCCGCTGAAAAAGAAAGAATTCGTAAAGCAAAAGAATTAGCAAGAATTATTACTAGAAATCTAGAAAAAGCAAAAGAAGTAATAATAGATAATACTAAAGATTTAGAAGTAACAAAAGAAAAATTACTATTAGAAGGTGAACTACTAGGTTTAACAAAAGAAGAAAAAGAAATAAAAAATGCTGTATTTGATTTAGAATCAGATCGTAAAGATGCATTAGCAGATATACAAGCATTACAATTAGATAAAGACCCTGTAAAAAATCTATCTTTACAGATGGAAAAAATTGCGGAAATTAATGGTTTATATGATGAGCAAATAGAAAAAATTAAGGAAATTATTACAGCCAATCAGGAAGCGGCAGATGATTTCCTTACCAGAATAAAAGAAGGATTAGAAAATGCAGGTATAGGTGACTTTATGTCTACACTTAGCGATGGGTTTGTTAAAGCAGTTACTATGTTTGAAGACAGTCTAGCAGATGCTATTGTACAAGGTAAAGCAGACTTCTCAGCATTAGGAGACTTTATAAAACAAGTATTAGCCAAAGCATTAGTACAAAAGTTCATTACAGGCCCTATTATGGGATTGTTTGGACTTGCAAAAGGTGGACCAGCAAAAGCAGGACAACCATATATCATTGGTGAAGAAGGTCCTGAAATATTTGTTCCAAAACAAAGTGGAGTAGTATTACCAAATAGTGCTTTACAGGGTATGAACGCAGGTGGACCAGGTGTTATGGGCGGTGGTGCAACTAATGTAAATTATAACATACAGGCTGTTGATGCACCTTCATTCCAAGCCTTAGTTGCAAGAGATCCAGAATTTATATTTAATGTAAGCAGAGCAGGTTCTAGAAGAACACCATAGGAGTACAATGTCTACACAATTTATAATAGATAATGCTACAAGTCTAAAGATTGACCTAGTGAGCATCACGGAGTCTTCTAGCTTTCCTAGTGGTGCTGTTCGAGGTAGTATTGCTACAAGAAATAAAACATCTATAAATGGCGGCGGTGGGGATTTTACCTGTTATAAATTTACAGTAGGTGCTCCTCAAGGATTAAAATATTCAGAAAACAGAGATTTATTAGAAGATCTATATTTTAACGAACAAACAACTACAGCAAATGTATCACTATCTAATAACTCTGGTATGAGTTACCTTACAGAAGATCCTGCTGGAGGATTATTAGGTGATGCATTTAGCAACGCAAGTAATCTATTTAATGATGGTCAAGTAATGGCTTGTAGAGCACAAGGCACAGGTATAGATAATCAAGGTAATCAAAATAACACAGAATATGCTAATTTACCTTTTATAGAATTTAAAAATAAAACAGGTATAGTACCAGCGGCAAGTAGAGCACAAGCAGGTAATATTGCAATGAAGGCAGGGAAATGGCTACAATTTGATCAAGGTTATACTTCAGGTAATGTAACGGTAGGTATGAGTAAACCTTTTAGACTGGTAGCAGATGCTATTTTTAAAGATGATGCATCAAATCCAATTGGGTCTGCAATATTACCTGGTAAAAGAGCAGAACCTGAAGGTGCAGGACAAAATGATATATGTTTAGTAGATCGTATACCTGTAATAAATTTTAGTGGTGAAACATATTTAAAATTAAAAGCAGATGGTGATGTTAGATTTAAATTAAAACCTTTGCAAATACCAAATTACACAATAACACCAGGCGATAACATACAATTTGATGGTGATTTTGTTTATATAGAAGAAACAGTGGATATATAATGGCTATACAAAAATTAATTGATAATGCGACCACAATAGATATAAACAGACAAGCAAGTGTATCTACAACAAGAAGTCGTGTAGGTGCCTTAAGGTATGCAAAAGGTCTAGTAAATCCATATAGGTTCACAGTATCAGTGCATGACGGATTAAGTTATGCTGATAACAGAGAACTACCGGCACAAATAGATCAAATGGATAGAGTGTTTGCAGAACGATTTAAATTAAGTAACAATGCAGGTATGAACTATTTAACAGCATATAAAGGTGATGCAACAGCAAGTGATATAGATAAAATTATAATAAATTCAACAAGAGGTTCAGAAATTTATATGGACACTTCTGCAATGACCAGTGCAAATGCAAGTCTTAACCTATTTGAAAAGGGAGATTATATACAACCTAAAGGTATACTTAATTTAAGAGTGCATCGAGTAAATCCTACATTAGGTATTGGTGGAGTTGCTTTACAATTTAGGGGATCTAGTACTAATACAGCAGATATTACAATAGTTCAATATTTAAGAAAACAAATACAAGATTACGGATTATTAAAGATAAGATTTCCGGCTGCCGGCGACATTACAAGTAGTCAAGGCTGGGATACAGCATTAGGCGGTAATGTATATTACATAAACAATACTACTCACGGTACTGAAGAATACTTTGATATGTTTACAGATTCTGCAGGAACAACAAGGTATAATCCTGCTACACCTACAGTAAATGAATTTATTACAGCAACAATAGAAGTAACTATGCAAGACTGTTATGATTATCCTTATACAGTAGTAGAAGATGTGGCTTATACAGCAAGTAGTAATGTAACAGTAAAAGTACATAGAGGAATATTAGATCAAAATGAATACGAAGTAGGATATGCACCACAAACAGTAACACTAGCAAACAGTGAAGTAAAAGTAGGCAATAATGTAACATTTTTAACAAAATTTGTTAAGAAACCAACTTGCACAATAGTACCAAGTAGGAACTTGGTTATAGATAACTTTGAACTTGTAGAAGATTTAAACAAGTTCCCTAACGGAAATTAAAGATGGCTACAAATATAACAGCAGTACAAGGCAATACTATAATAAGTTGTTTACTTGTTGACCTAAATATAGATGGTACAACCTATTATATAAGTAATGCATATAAAAAAGTTACATATAACGGTAATGAGTATACAGAATTAGGTGCATTTCTAGGAGTATCAGAAGTAGCAGAAGATATAAGAGCAACAAATGGTGATATAACACTTAATTTAAGTGGTGTACCTAGTACAGGAAATTATTTAAGTCTAGTATTAACTACAAAAATTAAAGGAGGTACTGTAAAGTTATACAGAGGTTTCTTTAATCAAGATACATTAGAATTAGATACAAGTCAGGTTTATACAAGATTTAGTGGAGTTATTACTAATTTTGCTATAACTGAAGATAACAATAATTATACTGGTGAACTAACAAGTGGTATAGGTATAACATGTTCTAGTATAAATGCATTGTTAGAAAACAGAATAAAAGGTCAAAGGACTAATCCAGAGGACAGAGCAAGACTGTTTCCTAATGATGCAGTCTTTAACCGTGTACCAGAATTATATAACATATCATTTGACTTCGGTAAAGAATACCAAGGCTATGGCTACGGAGGTGGCGGTGGCGGCGGCGGTGGCGGCCGTGGTGGCGGTGGCCGAAACAGAAGAGTAAGGGACGAACAACAAAGATAATGCAAGTAAGAAACGCACAAATAAAAGACTACGATGATATCAAAAGATTAATGATAGATTTCGCAAATAATAATCCTGTTGAAGATCTAAAAAATCCTAAATATGATTATGTACATGTAAATAATGTTATAGATCATATATTGACAACAGGTATTGCTCTTGTATGTACTGATCACAATAGGGTCATAGGAATGCTCTTAGCAACTGTACAGGGCGATTTATGGCTACCACATGTAAAGAGAATGACAGAAGTTGCATGGTGGGTAGAAAAAGAATACAGAGGATCAAGTGCAGGTGCAAGATTACTTAATAGATATATAGCAATAGGTATAGAAGCAAAAGATAGAGGACATATATCTACATTTACTCTTACAACATTAGCAACAACACCAGATTTAAAATTAGAACAAAGAGGATGGGAACCCATAGACTACAATTGGGCATTTAGAGGTTAACAATGGCAGTATTTACAGCAATAGCATCAGCGATAGTAGGAGCAATAGGATTATCAGGTGTGTTAGCCACTATTGCAACATCAGTTATAGCAGGTGGACTTGCTTATGGTACAGCAAGAGCATTAGGTGTATTTAAACCGCCTTCATTTGATCAAGGCGCAGATCCAGGTACAAGTATTCAGTTACCACCAGCAACAGATAATAAATTACCTGTATTGTATGGACAGGCCTTTACTAGTGGTCCTATATTTGACGCCGCAATCAGTAATGAAAACAAAACAATGACATATTGTATTGCATTATCAGAAGAAACAACTACAGGAACGTTTAGTTGTAGTGAAATATTTATGAATGATGTTAAATTAATATTCTCAGGTAATACTGTTATAAGTCACGTTGACCCTAACCAAAGTACTGATACAACATATAATGGAAATGTCCGAGTAAACATCTATCAAGGCGGAAGTAGTGGTAGTGATGTTGTATTTCCAGCATCAGGAACAGGTAGTAGCACAGCCGCAACAAGTATCGTACCTCATTGGGGAGTAAACCATACTGCAAACGCAATGGTATATGCAGTATTACAAATAGATTACGATGCAGAAGCAGGACTTAGTGGTTTACCACAAATGACATTTAAAATGAATAACACACTTAACAATCCAGGTGATGTGTTATTTGATTACTTAACTAATGATCGTTATGGTGCAGGACTTGCCAATACACAAATTGATATAACAAGTGTAACAGGTACAGCCAATACTGCAATGAAAGGTTATAGTGATGAACTAGTTAATTATACAAATGCTAGTAATGTAAGTACAACACTTAAACGATATCAAATAAACGGTATGTTAAGCACGTTTGACACATGCTCTACTAATATTGATAAGATATGTCAGTCAGCAGGTACATTCTTTACCTTTAATGTAAAAGACGGTAAGTTCAAAGCAATACCTAACAGAGCATTAAGTAGTACAGAATTAGCAAATTGTTTAGTATATAATGAAAAAAATATAGTAAGCAAAATAGATATCAGTTCAACAGAATTGTATGGATTGTATAATGGTGTAGAAGTTGAATTTATGGACAAGCAACGTAAAGATCAAACAAATACTGTAAAATTAACAACACCTCCAGCAGATAGAAACGCAAATGAACCAGATAATGTTTTGAATTACAAATTGGACATGATTAATGATAACATTCGTGCTGAAATATTAGGTAACATAGATCTTAATCAAAGTAGGTTATCAACAGTTATACAATTTGAAAGTGATTTCTCAGGATTACAAACAGATGTAGGTGACGTAATTAAGGTTAACAGTAACATTTATGGCTGGACTGATAAATTATTTAGAGTGTTGCGTGTAACTGAAGTTCAAAACGATCAAAATATGGTAACTGCTAGAATAAGTGCTATGGAATATAGTAGTTCTTATTATACACATCCTATTTCAACAGAAACACCTAATTTAGGTAACATAGACTTACCAAGATTACCTATTATACCTCCTATATTCATACCTCAAGTATATGAAGGAAATTATGCAAACCTTTCTGCATTACCAGGTACTACATTCGGTAATGTTGTAGTAAATGACGCAATGAAAACATTTGGTGCAGGTACCCAGTTAGTAGACAATCCAGGGGCAAATGCAAATGTTGTATCAAGCACAGGGACGTTCATAGATATATTACCAGCAGAAGAAGTATATGATATCTCAGGCGCTGATATAGGTGATTATGAATTAGCCGCTAGTGCTACATTAGGTGGTACAGTAACAGGTGCATATGATGTTGCATTTAGACCTAGAATTACATTAGAATTTGCAAATGCTACAAATACATTAATACAACCTATTGAGGGTAACAGTGGTCCTATATTAGGGTTTGATGCGGCGGCACCACCATTAATTAGTAATACAAAGGTATCTTTAGATCCTACTACTTATGCGGGTGGTTCAGCAGATATGAAACCAACAAGAGCAAATATTATGTTACAAGGTTATACTGATATAGGTACTAGTGCCCCGGCACCTCGCTCGTTTGGTAATATGGCATATGAATTCTTAAGAGTTACAAAAGGTGAGAAATAATGTATAGAACGATTTATTACAAAGATACAGGTAAATTAATTATAAGCAGGCGTATGAGTGACGATATGGTAGCAGAAAGACTTACACAATATACTGATCAAGCATGTTTAAATGTTGCTTGTACAGAAATAGACAAATATCAAGTAAATTTAGATACATTACAATTAGAAGAAATACCAGTAGTAGATGATTCACAACATTGGTTAAGAGTAAGAAGAAACACAGAATTAAAAATGTGTGACTGGACGCAGGCCGCGGATTCTCCATTATCAGACACAAAGAAGACAGAATGGGCAACATACAGGCAACAACTCAGAGACTTGCCTGTATCTTACCCTAGTATTACAAGCAGAGACGAAATAACTTGGCCAACTAAACCGGAGTAAAATATGAGTAGATTTGGTGGAAAGCGATTTGCATTTGTTAAAAACAAAAATATAGTAGGAGCAAGATTACCGGCTTTTACTCCTACTTTTGCATTTAATGAAAGTGTTAGTAATGCAAATATAACATATACTTGTAATTTATCAACTAATTTACCCAATACTACTGTAAAATATAACATAGGTGGTACAATTGATGATACTGAATTTTTATCAGGCAGTATAAGAACACAAAATATAGTGTTAGATACTAACGGTAATGCTACAATATCGTTTACAGCAAATACGGCAGTTAGTAGTGCAAGTAGAACGTTCCGTTTAGAGATAATGAGTCCTGGCAGTAATGCTCTTCTAGCAAACACTAACTTTCATACTATTAGTGGTAATGTAAGTAATGGAATACAAATTATACCTGCAGGTTCTAATACATATCAACAAAGTGACATTACAGTAGGTGCTACAGTATATACATTATACGAATTCAATGCTAATGTAGGAACAATAAGTGGTGTTACAGCATCACAAACCTATGATATCAGTAGTGTTTTACAAAATGGACCTGTAGTAGATGTTCTAGCAGTTGGCGGTGGCGGTGCATCTGGTGCCGGTGGAACTGGCATCTTAGGTAGTGGCGGCGGAGGCGGTGGTGGCGCTGTAGGCTACTTTCAAAACACCGTTATACCAAATAAAACATATAATATATCAGTAGGTTTAGGGGGATCTGTGTCAGATATCTCTGCTGGTGCTACATTGTTAGATAGTACAGAAAATATTGGCGCACATGGTGGAAAGAGAGGCCAAAGTAGTACTACTGCAAATACAGGAGGTGATGGAGGCCAAGGTGGTGGATTGAATACCTTCCCTACTTATAATGGTAACGGCACAGGAACTGTTTCTCTTAGAAACGGTGGAGGCGGAGGCGCAGGTTGGGGTGCCAATGTTAACGGTCGAAGAGGCTTATCAACTGGTAGTGACAATCCTTTAAATGTAGCCGCTGGAGACGGAGGAAGAGGTTGTAATGTTGTATATGCTGGTGACGGTGGTGACGGTTTTAGCTCAAATATAACAAATAATTTAGTAACTTATGGTGCTGGAGGAGGAGCGGCCGCAAATGGATATTCCGGAGCAGGATTCGTAGAAGTTGCAGTTGTAGACGGTAGTGGCGGTACTGCTAGTGGTATAGATGAAGTAGATATGGTTAGTCCTAATTTTGATCTGTCAAATACTTCTACATCATTTATGAGACCAGGTAAATTTAGGTCCTTTACAGGGACTGGACAATTATTATTTAACCATGCAATAAATGGTAACACTTATTCTTTAAAGGCAAATGTTTCAAACAGTGAAAGAAATGAAATGTATCAAAACAATGCACTAACATTACCTAGTCAAAGTGGTGTAGTAGGAGAAGTTAGCGGAACTAGATTAGTAGGCGGTCAATGGTACGTAGATAATCCAGACGGTTTTGACGGAGAAGGTTGGGGTAATTTTGGTTCTGGTGGTAATATACAAACAACTGTAAATTCGGTTGCAGGAAGAGGACATGATGGAGTATTGTATATTAGACATCCTAAAAACGGCGATAGAAAATTAACCTTATAAAAATCACAAAATAGATAAATATAACAATAACAATAAGACTATATGCGGACTCGCATATAGTAAGTTCCAACTGGAGGCGAAACAATGAGCGGAAGACTACTTTCATTTTCTCAATATTTACAGGGCGGTGACAATGTAAAAGTTGAAGAAATGTTCCCTAGCACACAAAAAACATTTACCTATAATTATGGTTCTGATGTTTCAAATTATGTATTTGAAGCAGATTATCAACCAATAGTTATAGATGCTATGACCTATAACACCAATGATGGCCAACCTAACTTTACGTCAAGTTCAGTATTAGGTTCATTTGCAAACGCAGAAATTGCCGGAAGTAACATAGTTACTACAGATGCGTCATCAGGCCTAATTAAATTTACTATACCAGCACAAAGATATACTGGTCCTTTAGTACCAGATGCAAGAACAAATGTAGTAATATCAGTAGTATCTTTTAAATGGACAAATCAAGGTGTAACCCCAAATACAACTGAAAGCCACAGATGGGCTATAATAGAAAGATATGAACCAGATGTAGCAATTGGTAATCCTACATTAGACGGCGGATTTACAGCAATACCAACATCATAGGAGTAGGACATGGCAAATGTTACAGTTACAACATCTACTAGTAATGTAAATGTTAATTCAACAACAAATGAAATAAATGTATCAACTACATCTAGTAATATAGTTGTAGGTACTATTGCAACAGTAAGTAATGCTGACGTAAGAGCGGCGATAAGCAATATTGCACCTATACTATACAATTCTACGACAGGTGTAATAAGCATTGACCAAAATGCTATTCTGTCAGAAACCTTTATAGATAGCGGAAATATAGCAGGAAACATATCCTTAGATCTTAACCAAGGCAACAATTTTAGAGGTGTTTTAACAGCAGATATTACAGGTATCACTCTGGCTAATGTTGAAACTGGTGATAGTGTAACTTTAGTAGTAGAACAAAATTCTATAGGTGGTCATAATATTGATACCTCTACTCATGCAAGTAACTGGACAGATTTTGCATTTGTTAACGGGTTTAGTACATTAGATACAAATCCTAATAACTGGAGTATCTTAAATATTATATATGATGGAACATCAGGTTCACAACAATACTATGGTAGTGTAGTCACAGAAACATCTAGTCCAATTCCTAATAGCGATTTAGCAAACAGTAATGTAGTAATTAATGGTGTAACAATAGATTTAGGTAGTAGTGGTACAATTGCACCAAATACAGATTTAACAGCATTTAGTGTTACAAGTAATTCACCAAGCGGTAATGGATCATTATCATATAGTAATGTATCAGGTATATTTACATTTACACCAGCAGATACAAGCAGTGGCGGTGGCGGTATAACTAACGCCCAAGCACAATCATTTATACAAAGTAGTGGATTGGCAATGACAGCCAATATCACCAGTAATAGTCTTATAAGCACTACAGGTAATTTACAAGTTAATGCTGATACTAGCATAAACGGATTAAAAGGTTTAACATTTGATAACACAAATAACTTCTTAGGATTAGGAACAACTACTCCAGGTGTTATGTTAGATGGCACTAATGAAGATAGTGCTTTACATATTCAGTGTGTGGATCAGTTCCACGGCACATTAACAATTGAAGAAGCAAGAGGCACACCATCTGGACCTGAAATTAATTTTGTTAAAGCAGGATATGATACAGCAAATTCGGCTTTAGCGCCAGTAATATCAGGCAACAGAATAGGTGAAATACATTATGAAGGTTATGATGGTTCAGCATATAAAGAAGGACTATACCACAATGCATTCGTAGACGGAACTGTAAGTTCTGGTACTGTACCAATGGGTTGGGAAATCAGAAGTAATGGCCTAGGAACATCAACTAACAGGAGTATGTTTAAAGTCAGAGGTGATGGTACTGTTGAATTGGGTATAATGAGTACTGATGATAGTTCTGGTGGAACAAATGTAACAATTCAAACCGATGGTAATATATCAACAAGTGGTAAAATAGATGCAACTGGCACAATTACAGGTGGCACATTATCAGATGGAACATTATCAATAAATTCAGGTGCTATAAATAGTGCTACAACAGGAACATTTAGCGGACAAGTTCAAGCAGGAACATTTACAGACGGTTCATTCTCAGTAACAGGTGGTAATTTCACAACCGTAGGTAGTATAGGTGCTACAGGAAATATAGAAACAAACGGTTTGATTAAATCCTATGGTGGCAATATAGAAACCACAACTGGTAATATAAGCGGTAGTTATATATTAGGTAACGGTTCACAACTAACAGGAATAGTAGCAGGAGGAAGTACAGATTCTTTTGGTACTGTCACAGTTGCAGGTCAAACAAATATACAAGCAAGTCAAGCCAATGCTATATTAGACATAGCGAGTACTGGTGATATTACACTTACTACTAGTGGAAATACACTAACAATTGGTGGATCTGGCAGTGCATATGGTAACACACAAGTTGAGAACTTTTTAAGTTCTGGTACTATAACAGGCAATATAGAGACTAGCGGTTTCCATATAGGAGACTTAGATGGTGCTGTAGTTCAAGATGTAAGAAATGAAACAGGTGCTACATTAGTTAAAGGTAAAGCAGTATATCTAACAGGTAGTTCAACAGGAGATAATCCACATGTTGCACTAGCAGATGCAGATGATATTGCTAAAATGCCTGCTTTAGGTATTGTATATTCAAATATTGCAAACGCAAGTGTAGGGCAAGTAGCAACATCAGGTGTTATAAATGTTGCTTCACACGGTTTTACACAAGGTGCAGACCTGTTTATAAGCACAACAGCAGGTGATTTAACAGAAACAGCACCTACTGGAGAAAGTGCAGGAATACAAAAAATAGGTAAAGTAGTAACTGCAAATCATATAATAGTACAAGGTGCATTTAGACAAAATGCAACACCTAACTTAGATCAAAATAAAATCTTTATAGGTAATGCGGCTAACCGTGCAACAACAGTAGCATTAGATAATTTAACAGCGAACATAAAAACAACTGGTAATTTACAAGTCAATCCAGACACAACTATAAATGGATTAAAAGGTTTAACATTTGATACCACAAATAACTTCTTAGGTTTAGGAACAACTACACCTGGAGTATTATTAGACGGTTCATCACAAGATAGTGCGTTACACATATTCTGTAATGACCAATTCCACGGCACAATTACAGTAGAAGAAAGTCGAAATAGCACATCCGGTCCAGAAATTAACTTTGCTAAGGCATGGGACACATCAGGAACACCAAGTGCTGTAGGTAACTCCAACAGATTAGGAGAATTAAATTACTTTGGTTATGACGGAACTGATATGCTTGAAAGAGGGGCATTTAGAGGATTCGTAGATTACCCACAACAGTCAGGCTTTACAGTAAATCCAGGTAATGTTCCGGTAGGTTGGGAATTTATTACCAGTGAAGTAGGAAATACTTCATTAACTAACTCACCTTCAGTATTTAAAGTTAGAGCAAACGGAACTATACAAGTTGGTTCAATGGATGCTACAAGTAGTAACAACGGAGTACAGTTCCAAGTTACTAGTACTGGTGCAGTAACAACTAATGGTAATATTACAGGTAGCAATTATTTTGGTAATGGTTCAAATCTAACAGGCATAGATTTATTTAAAACAATTTCAGTATCCGGACAGACAGATGTAGTTGCAGACAGTATCAGCGATACACTAACACTAGCGGCAGGCAGTGGTATGACAATTACTACTGATGCGGCTAATGACACAATTACTTTTGCTTCCTCAGGCGGAACATCATATGGTAACGCAGAAGTTCAAACATACTTAGCAAGTGGTAACAATGCGGCTAATATAGAAACAGCCGGTAATTTAATTATAGCAAAACATACAGGAACAGTTGTATCTACTATAAGTAGTTATTTTGGTAGTAATAATACTGGTTCTTATGATCAGATTGCCCCAAGCACAGACCCACTTTGGAGTGATGCTACAGCAATTGTATTTAGTGGCACAACTAATGGTGATCTAACATTCCTAAATGGTAACACATATTATACTAAGAGCGTAGGTGGTGGTTTTTATGACATTTTTACAAATTCAGGTTTAACTACACCAGTCCAAAGTGGATTAGATGGTGAGTCACCAGATGGACTAGTAGCAAGTTATCCAGGATTAGTTAATTCAAGAGTTGATGTAGCAGGTGATGTATTTACAACAGGTAGTCTAGAATTATCAAGTGCTAATGTATTAACAACTATAACACAATATCAGGGTAATACTACTACTGGAACAGGTGATATCATAACAATAGGAAGTGACCAAGGATGGTATAACGGACAATATGTAACATTTAGCGGTGCTACAGATTCAGATCTATTATTCCTAAACGGTAATACATATCAGGTAGCAACAGGTAGTGGTTCAGGCACAACTTGGAATTTATACACAAATTACCAGAACTTTACAAAATTATCCACAGCCATAGGAACATTTAACAATCCAAATGGTCCTTTAGTAGCAAATCATAGAACACCTAATGACACATCAGCAACAATATACGGTGATCTTATAGTTAATGCTAATAGTGTGTTAAAAGTAAATAAAATAGAATCCTTCTTCCCTAACCAGGTGATAGAACTAACAGGATTAAGGGTAAATGATTTTAAGGGTAATGACCCATTAAATCCACCAAGTTATACTAATACTGCGTTAGCAACTTTACAAGCACCGTTCCCAGGAGGCTACATATTTGTCACAG